AACAATGTTTGTTGTTCCACTATCTTGTATTGTTGTTCCAGCAGTGTATGGTAATCCTGTCGTATTATCATCTATTAAATCTCTTACTATTGCATCAACAACTCCTGCTTGTGGGTCTATATTCCAGTCATAACTAGTGTTTACAACTGTATACTTGGCTTCTGACAACATATCCTCGCAAGAAATAGCTATCTTACCACCTTCAATAGAAATACTACGCACATAACCTTTAAATATTGTTGTTTCAGTTGCTGAACTAATACCTCTTTGTATTGTAATAATAGTTCCTATTAAATTAACATCTTCATAATCAAGAACACTACTAACACTGTTTTTTAAAGCAACACTTGCAAGTCTTACTATTTGCTCGAACTTTTCAGTAACTGCGAAAGACATTACATAATCTGATACGTCAACGCTGTTTATTGTTACTTTTTTTAGTGTTGGTTGTCCTGTTGTCAATTTTATAATCCCTCTACGAATTCAATTGCAAAAGTTACATAATTAGCTTCACCACTTATTTCATCAAAATTAACTCTTCGACAATAAACTGTTTTACTTGTTTGATATGTGCTGTTGAAAGTGTAACCGTTTTGAACTCCGTCAACCAAGTCCAATAACCACGCCATTTGGTCTTCTATAGTCAGTGTTGTTCCAACATCTGTTCTACTACTCGTTGCGAGTGTTATTCTACCTGTTAGAGTTATTGTTTTTAATACGCCGTTGAAGTCTATTATGAAAGCAAAATCACTATCACTTGCAGGTGTTGGGTTTTCATCAAGATTTCCAGACTTGTTTACTGTAACCTTTTCTACATCTCCATTGTTAAATGTAAATGTTGTTCCGTCATTTGTTATTGTTGGTTCTGCCATTTTTAATCACCCAAATAATTTAGTATCGTCTCCTATGTTCATGATGGCTTCTCCTGCTGTTTCCCAGAATCCTTTATCTTTTTTAAAACTATTTTTTGGATTGTTTAATTTATCCCATTCAGCGTTTATATCAGAAACAGCTGACCTAACAGAATTAACACCTTTAGTTTTGAAATTGTCCATTTCTGTAGTAAAAGTTCCTCCTATACCGTCAATACCCATCATTTCTTTTATACTTGTATTTGCTGTTTGACCAAAACCTTGCCCTGTGCCTATCATTTTATCCCACATAGGGCCAAGACCTTCAGCTCCAGTAAACACTTTCGTCATCATACTAACAGCATCAACTCTGAACTCATCAGCGTTAACACCGAATGTTTCTGCAAGCATTGCACTTTGAGATGCTAAAGCAGCAACTCCTGTTCCTGCAACAGTGTCTATAACTGTTCCTAAATCTTGTGTTGCTGTTAAAAACCCTTGACTTACGCCTTGTTGCATCGAGTCAACACCTGCGTCTATGTCTTCTTGAGCCATACCAAAAAGTCTAAGTATCGGTCCTACAAGCCAAGCACCGAAAGATATTAAGCTATTAACAACTAAAGCTAACACTTGACCTAACATTGTAATAATCATTTTTACAAGTTCAGCACTAACAACTAATATTACAGCGCTTAAACCGTTTAATGCTATAGCGCCTGCAGCTGCGAATGCACCCATACCACCAGCTGTGTTTCCACTGGCCATCATTTGTTGACCTTGACGCATCATCTGCATAGCTAATTTTAAGAATGGAGCCATTACTTGATTAGCAAGTATCATTATTGGTTTGAGTATCATAAGTATAGGCATTAAAAGAACCATCACAACATCAGTAATAGGTTTTAAAAGAAACCCTNTCATTTTCATAATATTTTTTACAACACTCATTAATCCTTTATTAGCATTCAATGCTGTAATAGCTATTCCTATTAGAGAACCTATACCTAAAGAAACAAGAGCACCTTTTAATCCACCAGACATTCCTGTAATCATTCCTTTTAACCCACCAGGCTTAGCTGATGATGTTGGTATTCCAGCACTTCCTCCACCAGAACCAGCACTGCCACTAGTTCCAATTCCGTCAGGTATTATTCTTATTGCGACTATTTCTTCTGCCATTTGATTTTCCTCACATTAACAACGCCAATGGATTCTTTTTTGCAACCTCACTGTAAACGGTTTCAAAATATTCAACTTCGTCCCAATCCATTTCGTCAAGTTGTTTGGGAGTGCACTTAAACATTTTACAAAGTATAGCTCTTGATATGACCCTGTTGGCTTTTGCGTTATACTTCATTCGTCCACGCAGAGTCATACGGACTTTTTTTTAGTATCTTCAACTCCATCAAAATTGTTTAGTTTTTGAATTTCTTTAAATAAGTACTCGCCTGTTTCAGCTGGTAAGTTATCATTTTCTATGTATTTAGCTCTATCTTCAAAAGTTCTACAACTCTTGAAAAAATCTGCTTCTTTAACACCAAACACGACAACCCATTTCATATACTCTCCCAAGTCTATATTCGCTGCAACACTTCCATTTACTGCGTTTAAGTTAGCTGTTGTCGTCTTACTTCTTAAAGTGTTAAGACTACCATACCCTAACTTTTTTATCGTTACTGTTTCCTCAGCCCCCAAGCCTGGAACATTTTTTAGTTCTGTTTCATTCATTTTTTTCCTCCTTATGCACTTCTATCATCTGTTACTTCACAACTTATTGCTGTTGCTTCAATGTCTTCACCAATGATTTCTGTAACATCTTCTTTTCCTGATAAACTATCAAAAGTTACTGTGCTAAATACGAAGTCACAACTTTTTCCACCAAGACTGAATTTGATAGCCATACTAGCATATTCTGTTGGGTCTGTAGTTGCTGTTGGTTCTGCAGCTCCAAGTAATGCTCCTAATAAGTTGTTATCTAAATATTTAACTGTAAACTTGATTTTGTAATCTCTTCCTTTAGCTTTAGCGTTTTGTCCTCTCCTATCACCAAGACCATATAGTATGTCATAATTGTTAGAGATTGATATTTCTACACTGTCAATAATGTTAGTTAATGGTGTTGCATCTGGTAATTCTATTGTTCCACCACTAAAATTGAATACTTCAACGCTAGGTAGTGCTTGTGCTGTTTGAACTGTGGTGTCGTACAAATGACCACTTGCTTTCAATGTTAAACTAACACTTACAGGTTCTCCAACTGATGCTTTAATAGTACAACTATCAATAACAGCTCCTGTCCATTGTTCATCTCTATCAGTTGCTGAACTACCAGGATTAACTATTTGTCTGCCTATAGTTAAACTTCCAGGGTTGTTAGCTTCTGAATAAGTGTAAGGACCACTACCTGTTACTGAGCCTAAAACGTATTCTAACCAATCCCAATGTGTCACGTCAAGTTCCACACCTATCTCGTTTTCTATCTTTCCAGGTAAAATTTTTGCTACGTTTCTACCACCAGTTGTTGTTCCAACAAATCCTCTGGTATAATTATTACTATTGTTTGTTCTTGGACTAAAACTTTTTACTAGTCCGAAATGTGTATCTGCAGTTACAGCTGTATTATAAGTACTTTCAGCTCCGTACAATAAATAGCTATCAACTCCTGATATTGCTTCTGTGTTTGCCATTTTATTTTTTTTCCTCCTATTGTTGAGCATCACTTAATCTGCACTTAATCTCTCTAAGTTCCTTGTGCATATCAGCAAAAGACTCTGTTTGCTTATCATAAATATCTTGCAATATTTTTGTTTGTTTAACAAGTTCATTCAAAACTGTTATTATTTCCACATCCATTTAAACCCCCTGTCTGTTTCTTTATTGTAAAGTATTGCGTGCCAGAAACCATAACAAATCATACCGATTCCTAACACACCAAAAAAGTGGAAATGGTCAAAATACCATTGGTGCCATCCTGTAAAAAACATTATTAACCCTATCGCTATATCGCTCCATCCAGCTAAAATACTTGTTTTTATTATTCTTTCTTCATATCTCATTTTAGTTCTTCTCGTAATTAAATAAACATTCAAAATCTATGTTTTGTTGGAAAATCTTGTTTTTACCATCACCAAAGTTGATAACAGGACCAACAGCTATTGGTCTAACAACATGTTTTAAATAATAAAAACTTGTCCAACTATTAATAAAAGCTGTTCTGATTGCGGTAATATAATCTGATATTGCTTTAATTGTATTGTCATAAACAACTATTGTGAATGTGATACGGTTTTTTATTACGTTACCAAAACCGCCTGGTACACTATCAATACTAACAATGTCAACTGCTATTCTTGGGAAGTTACTGATATTAAGTGTTGGTTTTGGAAAATTAGGGAATATCTTATCAGTACCATAATCGTACTCTATATTTAAAGTAGTAGTTGGAGCAACAGTCATAATAACTTTTTGATTAGAATAATTCACTGTGTAATCAGTGCCGAAAGTTAATGCTACACTATCAGCAGTTACAGTGCGAACATTCTTTAAGTTAGACCTGACAATAGTAAATTCTTTATTCACACCATTAGGAGAAAAATCATAATCTTCAGTAGTAACATTACGCTCGCTAACAGTCATTATATCTTGATTCCTAAGAAAAACAACAAGTTCTTCTTTTAACTCGTACAAATCTATAACGCTCATTTTAATAAGTGCCTCCTAATGTTATTCATCACAATATTTCTTAAATAATTACGAACCGTAGCTCTAATAAAAGGTTGTGGTCTAGTTCCTGGATGTTTAACAATTTTAGCGAAAACATCAGCTTTTGCCTTACCACCTTTAGGTCCTGTTATTTCAGTATTCCAGTGTAACGCTTTAGCTTTTGAAGGCTTAATAATATGTGGTGGTGTCCCAAACTCAACATATAAAGCGTAATCAACCATCGTGATTTCTACAACTTGACCTTTAACATTCCACCCAATACTATTTTTTAAACGACCGGTATCGACAGGACAAGATTGTACAAGTTTGTTTCTCAAATCAATGCCTATACCGAAACGAACATTTTTCATTCTTTGTTCAAACTCGCTTTTTGTCATTGTAGGTATTCCCATTATATTAAAAAACATTGAGCAACTTTGTAAAAAGCTGTTCCGTCTAACCTCCTTGTTTCAACTTTTTTAATGCGAAAATCTTCACTGTCATAAGTTAATTTATCATTTTTGTTAATAGTAACGCTTGGTTTAACAAGTAAAACAGCGTCTGCGTTTTGTAACAAACCAGGTTTGTCTTGAATCCAACTATCTTCTTTAGTAAATAATGCACCACTAATATTTGCTGGTGTACCATCAGTTAATGTTTCATCACCAGTAATGTTGTCAGTTGTTTTTGTTACAGGAGTTCTAGAAATAGTTTTAGCAAAATTGTCTATCATTGTAGCGTAAGCAACTGCTCCGCCTGTAAAGTTTATACTCATTGTTCAAACCTCCTGGTCTTATTTTTTATACTCGCTCCTGCGAGTTCCTCTTTGTATGAAAACCTGTTCGGGAGTTTTTGCTCCCAGACAGGAAAAAGAGGTGATACACATCAACTAAGCAAAAGTTGCGTATTTGATGATTCTGATTTCTAATTGTTGAGATTCCTTCATTAGAGTATCCCAAGTTCCTTTAATATTTAATGTATGCTTGACCAATAGTCACACTACCTTCAGGCAAACTATAAGTACTAGGAATATTATGAGTACCACCCATTTGAGCTTGTAATGTGCTGAGTGCAGCGTAAACTTCCGTTAATCGCTTGACTTCCAAAGGTAAAGGGTAAACCCCATAATAGTAAGAGAGAGTTGTCTTTTGAGCCTTACTAGAAGTCCACGTGCTAACCTCAGCATCACTACTAAGAACTAACTTCCCAGTAAGTTCATACTGGTAAATATTAGAGGGGGTGATAGTAGTAGAGTTTGAAGTTGCTGATTCTAAAAGAATCAAAGGGTATTTTGTAATAAATAAAGTATCAGTATCATCACCATCATACAATTCAGAACTCTTATGAGGGTCCTTTCCCGTATGAGAAATCCTGTAAAGACTTGTAGCGTCAGGGTTAGTGTCCCAATCGCTCTCCACAGTTAATTTTGTTGTAGTATTATCAGTAATTTTTCTTATTTGCCCACTGCCAGTACCAGAATATATCCAAACGTACTCGTTAATGTAAGCGTCAGCAGTCCAAGACTTAGTAGCGTCATCTAACTCATCATTTCCAGCACCAGCATCTGCAGTGCCAGAGTCTTCAACAGTCCAAAAAGTAGTGTTAGTAAGTCTATCAACTCTTTCTTCAGCTTCTAAAATAAATTGTGTTATATTAGCAGTTGAAATCTCAGTTGAAGTAATACCTGCTACTCTATACACATCATCTGTTGAACAGTACATTTAATTCACCTATTTCTTTTTTCTTGATTTAGCAAGTACTTTTCCTGCTATTGATTTGTCTTTCTTGTCAAATACTCCGTCACCGTTTAAGTCACCTTCAACTTTTTTAGTTACAGGTTCAGGTTTTGTTTCTCCGACTTTAACATATAATAATCCTTTTTCATCTTTACAAATTGTCCCTTCTGGGTCTTTATGTCCTGGCATTTTATTAACCTCCATTATTGTTTTTCGAATTATAAAAAAAATAAAAAAATTAGGGATTTCTCCCTGTTTATGCGTTCTTACCTAAAATCCAAATGGTTCTAGCTTCGTTATCAGTTGAACCCGGAATAGTTACTACTCCCGCTTCTGTGATAGTAGCTACTGGTAAGTTCCCATCAGTTGCTGCTGAACATCTTGCGGATGCAACGTCTGAACCATCAATTATTGATGAAACATCAATTGTGTCGCCGTCGTCAGCAGTTGCTGGTGTTACAATTTCCCACATGTTAAAACCAGGAAATGACTCCTGTGAAACTGTACATGCGCTTAATAATATTGCTGCCATTTTATTTTATCCTCCAATTTATGCTCGATATACCGAATCTTACTCCGGAATTTGTAGAACCACCAAGTGACATGATTTCAATAGCTGAAACATTTACGTCTGTCATTCTTAATCACCTCTTTACAAGATACCTGTGATTGAAGCACAGAAACTTGTATTTTTGATGATTAAAGCTTCGTATATTTTCAATGCGAACTTTTCACTGTCGTTAGTTTTAGCAAGTTCAAAATATGTTAAGTCTTGTAAAACTCTCATTTCAACAACGCTCATGTCCATAAAGTATATTGCTTTTGAACTTGAAGTGTTAGTTAAGTACATGCTTGGCACTACTGGTATGCTTCCAACCATTGTGTGTATTACAATTGTTGTGAATCCCCAGAATACTTGTGCTTCTGCTTTCATGTAACCAATCTTTTGAGTTAATAGTTTTAACAAGTCGCTGTATACTGCACTTGCACAAACTGCTAAGTTTGGTCTTCCACCGTCGTCAAAAGCGTATTGTACTGCTGTGTGTACGTCATCAAGTGATAAAGCCGCTCCACCTTTTGCTACAGTGTTAGTTGTACTCATTAAAGTCACTATACCGTCGTATTGAGTAGCGTCAGATGAACTGTCACCGTTTATGATTAAGTTTTCTTGAAGCTCTCTCATTTCTCTAGTTTTAACTAGCACTTCTTGTTGTTTAGCATTTGGTGCTCCTGCGTCTGCAAAAGGACCTGTACTTCCTGCTCCTGGCATCATTCCAGATAATACATAACTAGGTTGTGCTGCAATTGATGGACCAGTAACTCTTCCTACTGCGTACAAGAACTTAATTTGTGTGCTTGCTCTGTCATAAGTTGTGTTAGTTTCACTTAATGCTGCGTCTTCTGCTGCTGTAACTGCACCGCCTTTAGCTGTGATTTTGTTATAATCAGCATACATACCTTGGTTTGTAACTCTTGGAATTAATTCCACGATTGGTGTGTACTTTCTTGTTGTATCTACAATTCTTGGGTCTACATAAACTGGTATCATCGCATATCCAGCTGTTCCTGCCCCACCTGAAGTGGTGCTGTGTGCTTTCAATCCAATACTGAATGCTTTACTAACATCCTCTCTCTTGTCTACTTTTCCCATTCCTTTTAATCCTTCACTATCTTGGTATACTGTATGATTAGCCATGTTTCCAAAGCTTTGAGCATAAGCATTACCATCTGCGAAGTCACTTCCTACTGCTTGTGTTGGCATTTTCTTTGTCCTCCTATATTATTGACTGCAAAGGTGATTTCAACTTAACTTCTGTTTCTTTCACTTCTGCAATGTCTGTTTGTGCTACTCCTTTCATTACAGGCTTAGCAATTTCTTTCTTAAAATCATTAAATTGTTTTTCTAAACTTTTTAATGAAGCTTTAAGTGCTACATTTTCTTCTTTCAAAGATTTTACTTCATCTAAAGGTTTTGCAACCTCTTCAACTACAGGTTCTTCTGTTTTTTCTTCTTTAACAGGTTCTTCTGCTTTTGGTTCTTCAACCACTTCCTCCTTAACTTCAGCTTCAGGAGTAGGCTCTTCTTTTACTTCAGCAACTGGTTCTTCAACTTTTGTTTCTTCAGCTACTGGCTCTTTTGTTTCTTCGCTCATTTTATTTTCCTCCATATATTTTAAACTTTTATAGAAGCTTTCTGTCATTTTAGCGCCTCTACAAACTGGGTTGCCTGTTATGGCAACGTTTAATAATTCGAGACCTTTAAGTAAAGTTACTGTAACACCGTTTATGATGTCCTTAGTAAACTCTGTTGTTTTGTATGCAATGCTAAAAGCGTCTAAAAAACCGCCTTTAATACTATTCCATACTTCTTGAAATTTAGAATGTGACTTGTTTAATGTGCATTTAACCCATAAGCCTTTCTCGTCAATACCTGCATCAACTATTTTACCTACTGGAATGTCGTTTTCTCCTGTGAAAGTGCTGTGTTCAACATCTAATTTTACACTTCCAGACTTTATTTGTTCAACCATGCTATTCATTGCTTCTCTGGTTACTACTTCGTTTGACCTGTCAACTTCATCTGTTGAAATGTATCCTTTAACATAATAGTCTTTTCCGCTTTTAGTTCCTACTTCTTCATAACTTAAACTATTAGTTAGGAATGAGAAATTGTTGTTTTTTTCTTTTATTTTAACCACCTATGCTTATTTTATTATTTTTAATCTTTTTAATAGTATTTAATTTTCATTCTTCTTGAACAAATATTAATGTGCTTCTACAGTTTGGATGCGCAGGGGGAGAATCAAAGTCTTGTCCTTGATACTTAAACTTTGAATCCATAGGTATTTTTTTACCGTTTAAACTCCTGCATATAGGACTAGTCCTCTTATCAAGGTGTGCATCCCATTGTTTCATAAGTTTTAAACCGCTCTGTCTAGCACCGTCAATGTGACCCATATTTTCTGCACGATTCATTTCTGTTCTTGCAATCATTCTAGCACGGTCAACACTAACATCCATGACCTTTTTTACCCTGTCTTTAATTTTATCAATGCTTTCTAAGTTCATGAAAGCCCTTTGTAATTCTCCTCTAAGCTTATCAGCAATGTCGTCGTTCATTCCTTTAATATTATCAAAAGTGTATTTTTCAAGAAAGTCTAGTCTTTCAGTGTTTCTTGAAAAGTTCATTTGAAAGTTTATTTCTGCAGCTTCTAAACCTTTATCGTATTCTTTAACAATTTCTTTTTGAACAGTATCAGCGATTATTGTTACATTGAAGATGCTCAAAAATTTGTTTATGAGGTCTGTCAATATGTTTTTAGTTTCAATATCTAAACTCATCGTATTCTATCCAATTCTCCTTTTTTTAATTGTTCAAGAGCACTCATTAATTCTTTACCTCTAACCTTAACTGCTTTAACAAGTTCTTTTTCTAAATCTGTCTCTTCATTTTTAAGCCCTATAGCTAAAGATTGCATTTTTTCTTCTTCTGTTTCTTCAACTTTTTCATCAGTTACAGGACCTGTTTGTGTAGCTGCAGGTAATAAATCTTCTGGTGATGCTACCCTGACAACTTTTAACTCTTCAGAAAAGAATATGTCATTTCCACTTTCAAACTCTACCAAAAAATAATCTTCTTCACCATTAGTGTTTACTTCTCTTATACGACCTGTTTCTCCACCATGACTTTTGCTCGGAGCAACAACTTTAACAACTGTACCGTTTTTAAAAGGAAGAGATTTTAAAGATTTTTCTTCGAATCGTTGCATATTCATTTGTGATTCTCTCTCGAACTTTTCTGCTTCTTTAGCTTCTTTCTCATCATTATACTCCTTAACCGTCGTATAATCAATTCCTTCCTCATTAGCAACCATTTCAGGAGTTTTAATACCCATATCGATTTGTTGCTTGTACAAAGAATGTTTCTTAGCATCCTCGTCCAAATCGTAATCATCCCATGTAAACTCTAAACTCTCGAAAGCTTCCTCTCCAAACTCAGGAATAACTTCTTTATCAATGTGATACTTAATAAGTTGCAAAATAGGTTTTATAGCTTTACGCTTATGAACAGCACCTTGATTTTGACTTACTGCCTTGTTAGAATCTTCTGTGAAACCCATCTCGTCAGCTGTAACACCAAAACAAGCCCATACAAGTTTGG